GGCCCAGGGCACGTCCTGTGTTCTGCATTTCGGAGACGAGTTTGTCACGGCCAGCGGCGGTGGCAATGAGTTCAAGCTGGCATATGCGAAAATCACCGACATGTCTGTACATTCTGATGTTGAAATCCAAAAGTCCTATGTGAGCAGCGTGGGTGGTGCCATCGGCGGAGCCATGCTGTTTGGTACGCTGGGCGCAATGGTCGGCGGACGGGCCAAAGAAAAGCAGTCCAAGGTCGTTGAGTATTATTTCATCATCACGTACCTCAAAGATGACGGAGTTGGCCACCTGTCTTTCCGGGTGGAAAACAATGCCAAGGCGCAAATGGTCGCAGATCGGCACCGCGGCAAAATCAGCAAGGACACCAACGTAACAACCCTATAAACGCACTTCTCACCCACCCGCTCCGGGGCTATCTGGAGCGGGTGGCATTTTTATACCTTGAAAGGAGGTGTGCTGGTGGCTTCTATCAAATCTCAGATGACCCTCAACGACGGCATGAGTGCTGTCATCAATCGGATCACCAAAAGTTTGCAGACCTTGACCGGCAGTTTTGTTGCTGTGCAACAGGCCAGCTCCAACGGCGTGAATACCCGGAATTTTGAGGCCGCCAATTCCGCGCTGGTGCGTCAGATTAACCTTGCCGAACAACTTGCCAGCGAGTTCAGCAATGTTGCCGATGAGACGGAACGCACCCGGAAAAACATCGAGGATAGTACAAACAAAACAGAGGACTTGATGAGCAAAGTAAGCGGCCTCGCCACCAAATTGGGTATCGCTGCTGGAGCTAAAAAACTCCTTGAGCTGTCCGACCAACAGGCTGGTAATACTGCGCGGCTCAGCTTGCTCGTGGACGACGGTGGCAGCGTGAGCGAGGTGGAAAACATGATTTTTGCCTCCGCTATGCGGTCCCGCTCCGCGTACCAAGACACAGTGGGCGCAGTGGCCAAGCTGGGCATTACTGCGGCGGACGCGTTTTCTGATGCATCCGGAAACCTGGACTTTGAGCAAGTCATCGGCTTCACGGAGCTGCTGAACAAAAACTTTGTCATCGGCGGTGCATCTGCCAGTGAACAGGCCGCCGCCATGTACCAACTCACACAAGCAATGGCCTCTGGGCGGCTCCAGGGTGACGAGTATAGATCCATCATTGAAAACGCGCCCCTGCTTGCCGCGTCCATCGAGGACTACATGCGAAATGTGGCTGGTGCGGAGGGCTCTATGAAAGATTGGGCCTCGCAGGGACTGTTGACCGCAGATGTCATTAAGGCGGCTGTGTTCTCTACTGCGGGCGATGTCAACGATGCTTTCAGCAAAATCCCTTTGACGTGGAGCCAGGTGTGGACACTGACCAAGAACATTATCTTGAAATGTCTAAATCCGGTGTTGCGGTTTATAAACCTTATTGCAAACAACCTTGATTTGGCCATCCCGCTCATTATTGTGGCCGCCACTGCAATCGGTGCATACACACTCGCAGTACACGGTGCGGAGATCGCAGAAAAAGCCCACGCGGCAGCGATTGTTGCATCCAACACCGCAAAATTCTTGGCGGTGCCCATTGTTGCTATGTTGACACATTCGACTGTGGCCCAAACTGCGGCGCAGTGGGGAATGAACGCGGCACTGTATGCGTGTCCCATCGTTTGGATTATTGCGTTGGTTATTGCTCTCATCGCGGCGCTGTTTGCGATTGTTGCAATAATCAACAAAATTACAGGCTCTACTATATCGGCCACGGGTCTCATCTTCGGCGCAATTTTTGTGCTTACCGCACTAATTGGCAATCTCGTTATCGGCACACTCAACGCCATCATTCAGTTAATATGGACCATTTTTGTCGAGCCTTTTCTTGGCATCATTGAGTGGATACTGAACGCGTGCAACGGCGGCTTTGATAGCTTTGGTGGCGCGGTTGCCAACCTTATCGGGCAAGTTATCTCCTGGTTTTTGTCATTGGGCAAAGTGGTCACCACCATCATTGACGCCATTTTCGGCACCAACTGGACAAATGGGCTCACTTCGTTGCAAGCAAAAGTTACGTCGTGGGGGAAGACGGAGGATGCCGTGTCGTTTGATCGTGACGCGCAGCTCATGGAGGGGCGTTTTGAGTATGGTTTCGACGGTAGCGGCGCATGGCAAGCCGGTAATACTTTCGGCAAAGGAATTGAGGATAAAATCGGCGGCATGTTCGGTGGCGGCGACGGCTTCAACTATGATGAACTGATGGGCAACGTCGGGGCTATCAACGAAAACACCGACGCCCTGGCCGGGGGCCTGGACGTGAGCAATGAGCAACTTGAGTATCTGCGGGACATCGCAGAGCGTGACGCGGTCAACCGCTTCACCACCGCAGAGGTCAAGATTGACATGACCGGCATGACTAACAAAATCAGCGGCAGCGCTGATCTGGACGGCGTGATCTCCGGGCTCACGGAGGGCTTTGCCGCGTCTCTGCTTACCGCAGCCGAGGGGGTGCCCGCATGAGTTATACATTCCGCCTGGGCGGCATTGAGATGCCCACCCCGGCCAAGATGACGCTCAAGATCAAAGGCGACAACAAGACCCTCACCCTGCTCAATGAGGGTGAGATCAACATCCTGCGCGCTCCCGGTCTCACTGAGATCACGGTGCCGCTGGAGTTCCCTATGCTTGGCGGAGTCCACGCCCCGGACTACTATCTGGATCTCCTCAAAAGGATGAAAACAGAAAAACAGGTCACCCGGTTGGTGCTGACGCGTGTATCCCCCGATGGACGGCAGTTGTATGACACCAACATGCCCGTAACCCTGGAGGACTACACCATCAAGGAGGATGCCAAGGAGGGCCTGGATGTCAGTGTGGATGCCAACTTTAAGTTGTGGCGGGATTACTCCACCCAGACCGTAACCGTGGAGGAGCCCGCCGCGTCTACATCTGCGGCCCAACCCCAGACTGTCGCGGTGGAAAAGGAACGGGATGCCAGTACGGCCCCCGCGGCCAAGACACATACCGTCGTAAAAGGTGACACCCTCTGGGCTCTGGCAGCCAAGTATTACGGCTCCGGGGCGCAGTACACCAGAATTTACGAAGCCAACACGGACAAGCTCAGCAACCCCAACAGCATCCGTGTGGGGCAGGTGCTCACCATCCCGTGACCTTTGAATTACTGATACAGCACGGCAAGCAGCTCATGTACCCCCCGGTGGTTGAGGGTGTCACCATCGAGTGGGAGCGAGCTGGCCAGCCGGGCAAACTCATTTTTGAGGTGGTCAAGACTGACAAACTCAACTTTGAGGAGGGCGACCCCTGCCGCTTTGCGGTGGACGGTACGCCCATTTTTTATGGCTTTGTTTTTGAGAAAGGGCGCAAGGGCAGCAATCCCCACGTCATTCAGTGCGTTGCATATGACCAGCTCTACTATCTCAAAAACAAGGACACATACGTGTACGAAAACAAGACTGCTGCCGACGTTATCCGAATGATAGCGGAGGACTTTCAGCTCCAGACGGGTGAACTGGCGGACACCGGCTACACCATCGCAAGCCGTGTGGAGGATGACCAAACCCTCTCTGACATCGTCCAGCACGCTTTGGACGAGACCCTCAATAACACAGGCGACATGTTTATTCTCTATGACGACGTTGGTAAATTGACCTTGCGTAGCTTGGACAGTATGAAAATCAACATGCTCATAGACGAGAACACCGCCAAGGACTACGACTATAAGAGCTCCATCACGTCCCAAACCTACAACAAGATCAAGCTGATCTTTGAGAACACCAACACCGGTGCCCGCGAGGTCTATGTCGCGCAGGACAGCGCCCACATCAACCAGTGGGGCGTCCTGCAATACAGCGAGAAGCTGGACAATGCCACCAACGCCAAGGCGATGGCGGACGCCCTGCTGGGCCTCTACAACACCAAGACCCGCACCCTCAAAATCCAGGATGCGCTTGGTGACATCCGCGTGCGCGGTGGCACGCTGTTGGTGGTCATGCTTGGGCTGGGGGACATCAACGTGTCCAACTACCTCATGGTGGAACAGGTCAAGCACTCGTTCAAAGAGGGGCAGCATCTTATGGAGCTCAAACTGCGAGGTGGTACATTTGTCTCTTGATACCAACGAGCTTGTCCGCCTTATCAAGCGGGCAGCTCTGGAGGCCGTTGCCGCAAGCGCACCTATGGCGGTGTGCTTTGGTACGGTAACCTCCACCGAGCCGCTCAAGATCACGGTGGACCAGAAAAAAATCCTGTCCACCGCACAGCTCATCCTCACCAGCAACGTGAAAAACCACACGGTGCGGATGAAAGTACAGCACGAAACGGAGGCCACTGGCGGCGGCTCCGGGGATGCTGCTTTTTCGTCCCACAAGCACGGCTATACCGGCGAAAAAAGCTTTGAGCTGCTCCTTGGTCTCAAGACCGGGGAAAAGGTCATCCTGCTCCGCTGCAACGGTGGCCAAAAATACATTGTCCTGGACAGATGGGAGGCGACGACCTAATGGGACTGCTACCGACGACCGGTGAAAACATTGATCTGGTACGTTTTGCGCTTGCAGAACTGCCAAGCCGGACGCACCGACTGGATATTGACCGCAACCGCGTGGCGGGAATGACCGACAAGCGGGAAGCGGTACGCCAAGCGGTGTATCTCATTCTGAATGTGGAGCGCTATATGTTCCCTATTTATTCCCGCAACTATGGTGTGGAACTGGTTGACCTTATTGGTCAGCCCAGAGACTACGCTATGAGCGAGGCCAAGCGTCGCATCACAGAGGCTCTGACCCAGGACAGCCGCATCACCTCCGTGGACGGTTGGAGCTTCGAGCATAACAGAAAGCAGGTGCTGGTGCACTTCGCTGTCCACACCATCTACGGTGACCTGACGGCCACAAAGGAGGTCGAAATCTAACCATGTACGAAAACAAAACCTATGAGGCGCTTCTGGCCAGCGCCTTGGCCAGAGTTCGGGGCGACATCGACAAACGCGAGGGCTCAATGGTGATGAACGGCGTGGCCCCCTCCATGGCGGAGCTGGCCCAGCTTTACATCGCCGCAGACTTCGTTTTTCGGGCCACCTATCTGGCCACCGCCCCCCGCGAATACCTCATCCTGCGGGCAGCAGACCGCAACATGGCCCCCTACCCGGCCAGCGCGGCGGTGTATCGCGCGGAGTTTAACATCGAGGTGCCGGAGGGCACCCGTTTCTCCTGCGAGGATCTTAACTTCGTTGTGACCGGCTATCCAGAGGACCATGAGGATGCGGAGGGTGTGATCAGCCACCTGGTCGCCTGTGAGACCGCCGGAACAGTTGCTAATAACTATTCCGGGCGGCTCGTCCCCATGGAGCACGTGAGCGGTCTGACCTCCGCACAGCTTGTGGAGCTGATTACTCCAGGCGACGATGAGGAGGAAACGGAGGAGTTCCGCCAGCGCGTCCTTGACAGCTACCAGTCCCAGGCCTTTGGAGGTAACCGGGCAGACTACATGGAGAAACTCCGTACAAACTACGGCGTGGAGGTCAAGCTCCACACCGCGTGGAATGGTGACATTTCTCCAGCCAGTCTCGTCCCAAGCGAAAAGGTGGTCAGCCTTTTTGAGAAGTATAAAGACGCAATTAAATATTTGGACCAGGAGGTCCAGGACTGGGCGCTCACAGTTTACCACGCCGCAAAGGACAAAAAATTGACCGTGGGTGGCGCGGTGCGGCTGGTTATCATGGATACCGACCACACCGTACCCGACAGCTCCCTCATCAAAAGTATCCAGGAGGCGGTTGACCCCTCCGGGAGCGCCGGTGAGGGTAAGGGCTTCGCCCCCATCGGGCACGTGGTCAGCGTGGTTGGCGTAAC